ACAGCCGTGCCGGACTGCAAGATCGTGCCGCTGGTGTTTGGCAGCGTCAGCGTGGTATCAGAAGCCGCTGTGCTGGCGTCCAGAGTGACAGAGCCGCCACCCGATCCTTTGATTGAAACTGGCATGTTAGACCACCGTCCAATAAGAGCCGACAGGAACCGTGACGGTAACGCCGGGATTGATAGTGACTGGGCCCGCCGTCATAGCGTTGTTGCCCGTTGTGATCGTGTAATTGATCGAGACCGTTGTGGTGTTCTCATAGAAGGCATAGTTGCCCTGCGTGCCCGTAGGCTGCACTTGCTGAGGAACATTCTGCAGATAGCCAGACATCAAGGCCCCCTATCAAGACTGTTCAAGAACTGAAACAACAACGTCAGCCGAAGTTGCGGCCGATGACACCACCTTCAAGACATCCGCAGTGATCAACACCAGCTTCTGGTCGCCGCCCGACAGGATGTAGGTCTGGCCGATGCCGATCGGCGCACCCTTGGCGATGTAATAGTTCACCGCTGAGCGGGTGAAGTAGACATCAACCGTGATCGGCGCGGCAGACGTATTGGCGACAGACAGGCCGATAATCGTCTCTGTGGTGGACGAGGCAACCGTCAACAGCGTGGCGGGCGATGTGCCAACGTCCTTGGAGACATAGGAGGTGAACGTGTTAGCCATGGGTATCTTCCTTTTCAGGCCATCCTACAGCCTAGGCGGCCATTTTACCAGAGAACCATTCAAGATTTGCCCGCAGCCGAGCATCATCGGGCGACAGCTCAACAGCCTTCTGGCCTTGCTCAATGGCGACATCCGTCAGCCCGAGGTGCCACGCGGCGATGCCCGCCAGATCATGGGGCTGCGCACCCCACACTTCTGGGTCGCATGTGTAGACCATCTGCCGATCGGTGATCCGCAGGGCGCGCATGGCATAGGCAAAGCACTCCTCCCAACGCTGGGAGCGATACATCAGCATTGCCAGCTCGCACCAAGGCTCGCGGGTGTTGGGGGCCTCGGAGGCTGCCATCTGGAACGCCCTCTCGGCCTCCCAAGGCTGACCCAGCTCAGCATAGCACCGGCCCATGACCCGGTAGGCATAGCAGCGCTCGTTCATCCATGTGGCGCGTGGCAGAGCCAGATAGGTCTTGCAAGCGTCGATCGACTCCTGCCAGCGGGCGTTGAAGCTCAGCTCTCGAGCATAGTAGAACGCATTACGCGGGCACTGCGGGTCTTCCTTTACGGATAGGGCGAGGAGATCCATATATTGGCCGCGAGACTTGGTCGGATCCGGTTTGTGGACCGCGAGCAGCATGTCGGTGTGCGCCCACACCTCAGTGATGCGGCCGTCTGGTACGGGGTACTCATGACACGGGTGGTGCCACATATAACCGTGCCGGGCGTGGATCTTCTCGTAATAGAACTGAATCCCGCAGCCCCAGTCGAACATGTAACGCAGGCGCGTTGTGCCCTCGACCCACACACGCTCAATCTCCTCGCGCCAGCCGGGCTGCAGGATCTCGTCGATGTCGAGGCTAATACAAACGTCGTAGTCCCTAGGTACTAGGGCGAGAGCCGCATTGCGCGCCAAATCAAAGCGCCAAGGGGTGATGCAGATGTCATGCACCACGGCGCCATGCTTGCGCGCCTCTTCTGGGAGACCGTCATCGGATCCCGTGTCGGCGATGAGGATGAGATCCGCCTCTTTTGCGGATTCACAGAAGCGCTCAACGAAGTGCGCTTCGTTCTTGCTGATTGCGTAGACGCAGATCTTCAAACGATTGTCCATACTGACCCCGATGGTATGGTGATTGTGACGCCAGAGTTGATGGTCACGGGCCCGAACGTGCCAGCATTGTAGCTGGTCGTGACGGTGTAGTTTGCCGTGATCGTTGTCTGGTTTTCGTAAAATATCCGATCGGGTGACCCGCCCGTTGGATAGATCGAACCTGTTGGCCCAGTTGCGCCGGCAGGGCCTGTGGGGCCCGTAGGACCAGCCACATTGGACGCAGCGCCTGTGGGGCCAGTAGGGCCTGTGGGGCCGATAGCGCCAGCAACACCCACGTTCCAAGCTGAATAGGTGCCTGTGCCGCTGATAGAATCCACATTCACAACGAGCGTGTTGCCGCTGAAGGATGTGATCGCGCCTTCCATGTAGTTGGTCGGCGTCACCGTATAGGACAGGCGCACACGCTCGCCAGCCACGAAGGCAGACTGAGCGGCGGTGAGATTGGTCGTGAAGGTCTGCGAGCCCGTTGCGATCGCAACAGATGTGCTGCTGGTCAGACCAGCATAGCCAATGCCTGTCGGTCCTGTGGGCCCTGTTGGGCCTGTCGGTCCATTGACACCCGCAGTGCCCGTCGGGCCCGTTGGCCCTGTCGGTCCATTGACACCAGCAACGCCGGTGGGCCCTGTTGGGCCGGTTGGCCCGTTGACGCCAGCAACGCCCGTGGGGCCTGTGGGGCCGGTTGGGCCGTTGACGCCGGCGACACCCGTGGGTCCGGTGGGTCCGGCAGTTCCGGTCGGCCCTGTGGGGCCGGTGGGCCCAGTGGGGCCGGTAACGCCGTTCACAAGCGCCAAGAACAACGGCAGATTATTGGCAAAGCCTGTCGTGCCTGTGCCGCCCGAGCCCGCCAGCGTTACGGGATAGGTCCAGTAAGCCGTCGATGTGTTGGGGTTGGTGACAGTCGGCGTGCCCGAGATTGTCCAATTCTGATAGTTGCCGCTGAGAGCCTGATCTTGAATCAGGATCGTTTCGCCAACGGTCAGCAGCGCCAAGAACACATCAACATCGGTGCCATCATCCGTCTTGTGGCTGACGTTGATAGATGTCGCGCTTGTCTGTGTCGCGTTGTTCCAAAGCAGATAGCCATCGCCCGGATAGCCAGATGTGGCGCCAGTGTTTGCCTTGTAGAGGAACAGGCTGGACGATGTCCCCTTGGGCCCTGTAGGCCCGATAGATCCGGTCGGGCCGGTGGGGCCAGTCGGGCCTGTAGGGCCGAGCTGGGTGTACATCACCTGCTGAGCAGTGACGATCACAGACGGTGAGACAGGGCTTGTGGGAGATGTGCCTGCGGGAAGCGTTTGAATGCTGACTGCCGTATTATCAACGCGCCACATCAGTTGCAGATAGTCACCAGCATTGAGCTTCAGAACATAGTTCCAAGAGACAATGTTGAGGCCATCAATGCCGCCATGCTTATTGGTGATCGCAACTTCGCCAGTTGTGTCTGGAACGTCACCCGTGCTGCCGCTGTCGTTCTTGCGCAGCCAAACCTGAGCATTGTGAATCTGCGTGTCAGTGTTCACAAACTGCGCTGAAAACTGAAGGTTATAAACACCAGCATAGGCAAAGGTGATGCGATCACCGCTAGTGATGCTGACGCCATTGCTGTCAGTATCCGTGCTGTTGATCTTCATCGCATAAGCGGTGGTCGTATTAGCAGCCGTCTGGTTTGTCGTGTCCCAGAAGCTGCCCCAATAGCCCAGAGCGCCGCCAGCACCCGTGGCGCCGGTCGCGCCTGTAGGTCCGGTGGGTCCGGTCGGCCCCGTAGGCCCTGTGGGCCCCGTAGGTCCGGCAACGGTCGATGCAGCGCCCGTGGGCCCTGTAGGCCCCGTTGGCCCTGTAGGCCCTGTCACACCTTGAATGCCCTGCACGCCCGTAGGTCCGGTAGGCCCGGTGGGCCCTGTAGGTCCGGTTGGTCCGATATCACCCTGCGGCCCCGTAGGCCCTGTGGGCCCTGTAGGTCCGGTGGCGCCTTGAATGCCCTGCACGCCCGTGGGCCCCGTAGGCCCAGTGGGGCCAACGATGCCCTGCGGTCCCGTAGGCCCAGTGGGGCCCGTAGGTCCAGTGACGCCCTGAATGCCCTGTGCCCCGGTGGGCCCTGTAGGCCCAGTAGGCCCCGTAGGCCCTGTGGGGCCGGGGACGGTCGAATCTGCGCCCGTAGGGCCCGTAGGTCCGGTTGGGCCCGTAGGTCCGGTAGGTCCGGTAGGTCCGACAACGCCCTGCACACCTGTAGGCCCAGTCGGCCCCGTGGGTCCGGTGGGTCCGGTGGGCCCGGTAGGTCCGGTAGGTCCGGTTGGCCCCGTATCTCCTGTAGGCCCCGTTGCGCCAACGGCCCCCGTAGGCCCAATCGGCCCTTGAGATCCTGTGGGCCCCTGTGGGCCAGTCGGGCCCGTGGGACCGATGTGCTGCAAGAAAGCGCCAACAGTGCTGCGCTTCGTGATGCCTTCTTGGACAAGGATGATTGAATCAGGCGGCTGCGGAGCGCCAGCAAGCGGGAGCTGCGTGATCTTTGTCGGGATGAGGTTTGTTGGAACCTTGGGATTGTTCGTCATGGCACCAAATATCCATCGCCCTCTTCACCAATGATGAAGAGGTCATCGTCCTGCGAGATCGTGCCATACATGGTGAGAGCGATCGGCGTATCGGGGCGAGGATGGTTCAGACTGATCTTCTCAGGCTGACGCGGCGCCAAGCGATAAGGATCGAACTGATCCTTGTCTTCTTGGCACACATACAGGCCGGGATAGTTCGGATCCGAGTACAGATCGTCAAGCGACATCTTTCGCGAGCAGCGAGCACAGATGCCGATGCCGAATGTCGATTTGCCTCTTGGATCGTAGAAGATGCTCATCGTGTGTACGGGCTAATGTTGGGGGCGTAGTAGATCGGCGAATTGTCGCGCTCTTCGGCCTGTGCCCAAGCGAGCGCTTCATCAGCGGTCTGCTTGATAGGCCCGAGAAGCTGCGGGTTGAAGTCTGGCAACTCAATAGCAAGACGCCATGCAAGCTGCCACACAATAGCTTCGTACCAGCGCTGCGGAATGTCGAGCGTGTCAGTGAGGCTGCCCACATCCATGATGTATCGCTCGCGCCAGATCGTGAGCTGGCCGAACATGTTTGTTGTGTCAGTCACAGGCCAAATGCGCATGACAGGATAGTCGCGCTGACGATCGAACCAATACTGCAACGGGCGGCCTTGGAAGACCTTGTTGGGAAGGTTCGTCCAGTCATCGCGGTTCATGCGCGCAAGCGGGATCTCAGTGGGATTGTTCGCCGCATACATCTCGATGACATCAAGCGTGTTGCCGCCTGTCTCGCGCATGCGGAAATAGTTCACTGGCTGCGTGCCGTCGATGTCGTACCAATGCCACTTGCCAGCGACATAGTCAGTCACACCGGGAGACAAGCACGATGTCCAAGTGATGCCATCATCTGACCACTCAAAGACAATGTTGAACGATCCAGTGGTTGCCATCATCACGCCAATGGTCGTGACCTGCACTTGCGACTGAGGATCTGCGATTGGATCTGCGCCAATGTAGGCGATCTCAATGTTGCCGTTCGGAGAGTTCTGCGCGCATGATGTGGTGAGATCACCATCAAAAGCATACTGCGGAATGCCGCCAGCAGATGAATACTGCACAGGACCATTCTGGCGCGAGAGCCAGCGATAGTTGGCATTCAAAATATCGACCGTCCCATCGGGCGGCACGATCGCGCCCTGACCCAGATAGAGAGGCAAGATCTCTTTCTCAATGCACCACAGAGGAAAGCCCTGATTGGCGAGCGAGGAGAGCATCAAATACAGATTGTCTTTAGCCGTATCAAGCAGCTCAGAACTGATCTGTTGAGGTTGCATACGGCAACGACGGAAGGCGTGATCTATCACCTTCCGCGTTTGGAAAACCGTCTTGGAAACAGTGCCGGATACTGTCACGGGGCTGCCCTTATCGTTGATCGGCTCGCAGATGTAGCAAGCCCCGTGATTTTAGCAAACCATCAGCACTTTGTCTTGCCGCCCTTTTTCATCATGGCGGGAGAAGCCTCTGGACGAGCAGCGGTTGCTGCGCGAGCCATGGCAGCGCGAATCGCGCCGACATTGGGGCCACCCGGACGCTTGGCATTGACGCCAACGCCGCCTTGAGCAGGAGCGGGGATCATCGGGCCAGCCGGCGCCACAGGCACTGCGCCGGGGCGGGCAGGGGTCGGACGCTGCAGGGTGGGCATGGCAGGGCCACGCTTCATAGGAGGCATAGCAGGGCCACCCATGGCCTTGCCCATGGTCGCACCCATCTTGGCGATGTCGGGGGCAGACTGACGGGCGCCGGGGCGCACAGCGAGGCTGAGCGGGCGAGCAGCCACGCCGCCTTCTGCATAGGGGGTCTTCTTCTGGCCCTTCAGCGAGGCTTCAATGGCATTCGTCTTGGCCATCTGGACCTTCTGAGCCATGCCGCCCTTCTTCAGACCAGCCATGGACTGCTGCTTGTCGTGCTTGGCATCAAGGGAAGACTTTTCCCAAGCCTCAAGGCTCATGCCGTGTTTCTTGGCCAGCTTGCGATCCTGCGCGAGATCTTCCTTGGAATGCTCCCACTCCATGTGGGAGACCTTGCCGCCACGCTTCAAGCCACTTGATGTTAGGCTTTCGTTCTTGGCCTTGTCATCTTTTTCGCGCTTGAGGCGGCGGATTTCAGATTCAAGATGACGAGCCTGACCAATGCTCAACCCACCTTCAGCTTTTTTGACGGCCTTGCGGCCTTCGCTGAGGGCAATGGCGATCGCCTGCTTGGGGTTGGAGACCTTCGGGCCCTTCTTGGAGCCAGAGTGAAGCTCGCCGGCCTTGAACTCATGCATGACCTTGCCAACCTTGGCAGCCATCTTGGCCTTGCCGCCCTTGGCATAGGCCTGTGACCAACTGCCCTGCGAGCGATTGTCCCCACCGGAGACGGGGCCGCTGCCAGCTTCAGAAGCAGCCTGTTCTTCAGGGGTGCGAACCATGGTCTGCGGGATGTTGGAGCCGGGGATGTAGGGCGAGCCTTGGGGCTTGCGAGCCTGTACTTTTTTCTTAGAAGAAGACGGCACAGCGCGGGGATCAAAACCAGTAATGCCTGCGCCAGCGCGCGCGCCACGCATGATGCGCTCTGCTTCAGTCACAGCGTTTGCATCGTCGGCCATCTGGGCCAGCTTCTGACGATCGTAGCCGTCATCGTCATAGTTTTTGGCGCTATCGCCTTCAGCCTTCTTCACAGGCTTGCCAACGCCGATCACGACCATGATGCCCTTGCCGCCCTTGGGAGCCTTAGCAGGTCCGCCCTTTGCCAGCATCTGGCCAGTGACCTTGCTGGGGGCGCTCTTCGTGTAGCCAGCAGCCGCAGGGAACTCAAAGTCCTTCACATAACGGATCGCCATGTTATTTCTCCTTGCGGCGTGCGGCCGCTGCATTGTCCACAAGATTAGGATAGGGCCTGCCAGCAGCCTTCGCGCGCGCCTTGGCAACAGTTTTTTGCTTTGACGTTAGGGGCGTGTGCTCACCCTTAAAGGATTTCTCCCAGAAGGGTTTGATCTTGCCGCCTTTTGCGAAGGAGTACTTCATCAGCAGTCCCACTTCCTCAGTGATTTGTTGATGCGTGAGTTGGGATCATTGGCAGTTTTAGCGGAAGTAAGTTCCGCCTTCATGCCTTTCATACGGGCGCAAAATGAACTGCGACGCCCCGCAGCGGTCGGGCTCTTCTTAGCCTCAGCAGCGGAAACAGGGCGCTTGATGTCATGGCCTTGAGCGCGCAGAGACGCTCGGCCTTTTTCATTAAGGCCACCTTCGGGGTTCTTCCCCTCAGATCTCGTCCATGCTCCACCAGTCTTGTAGACAGGAGTGGAGCCGCCCTTTGCCATGCACCAACGCGCCATGGATCACCCGTAGATTTTGATGCACTCAACGATGATGCTGTAGCTGTCACCATTGGTCGCGCCAACCGTCGAGAACGCAAGATTGCCGGTCTTGCCGGTGCCTGCGTTGTTCGGGATGCCACCAAGGTGCTCGCCAAACTTCATCCAATAGTTGGTGTCTTGCGGTATCGTCCAAGCAAGAACATCGGCCGTCGCATCCCACAAGAGATTGACCGCCATACCAGTGGTCGTTGACCAGATCTGGTTGATCTTGAGATCGGTGCAAGCAACGCCAAACGAGTTCGGTGCAAGGCTCGCGGGAAGGATCTTGTTGACCGCCGCTTCGCCCGTGCCATCCGACAGGTTGGTAAACTTCATGATGATCAGACGCTCGCCATCAAGCAAGGTCTGCGTTGTAACTGTATCGACCATCTGGCCCTCCTAAAGGAAAGTGAGGGGGCACAAGGCCCCCTTGCTTATTAGGCGGGTGTGACGCCGATCGCGCCCGTCTGCGTGGCATTCGGGCCAGCCTGAATGGCGGTGAGGCCAATCGCGATGACAAGACGGCGAGCGCCATCCGCAGCGGTGGTCGGAGCATAAAGGCCACGAACGTCGCCAGTTGTCGCGGTTGCAGTTGCCGTGTCAGCAGCCACGAACGTGCCCGCGTTGTCGGCAACAGCGCCAGCCCAGCCCGTGCGGAGCAGGTAGCCAGCGTTGGTCACGCGATACGGGAGACCAAAGGCATCGTTGTTGCCAACGAAAATCGTGCCAGTGATGGCGGCGCTGACATAAACAGCCGTAACTGTTTTGAAGGCCTTAACGCCATTGACCTGCGTTGTTCCATTGCAGGCAATTGCTTCTGTCTGCGCCTGACCCCAGTAATCGGTGCCAGTGATGGTCACGGTCTGGGTGGTGTTGCCAACGTCGGACGTGTCAACCGAAACTGTACGGGCAACGTCAAACGTAGCCACGCCGCCAGAGGCGGATGCGCCATTGATCGTTGCATTGCCGGCGGCCGCAATGGCCTGCGCAGCGCACACAGCCGTTGCCGAAAGAGCAACAGGAACAATGTCGAAGATGTAGACGCGGCCGAGGGGGCCAACGCCGCGATAAACCTGACCGGGGCCGGCCCAGCTCTGGGACTGCGGGCCAGTGGCTTCACCGAGCCAGAGATCGTCTGAATACATAGGCATGGGGGTCTTCTCCTTGAAAAGCTTGACCAGTTTCGGGGCTTCATAATCACATAAAAAGAAGGGGCGGTCTAGCCGCCCCTTCCAGTAGATCTTGGTAGATCAAACTCCCGGCGTGCCGTAAACGGCGCGGGGATCGGTCCAGCCGAGATCATAACGCTCGGTGCTCTTGAAGCGCATCGAGTCGGTTTCGAAGTCGCCTTCCATGCTCTTCTCGAGCGAGCGGCGCATCATCAACTTCAGACCTTCCGGAGCGTCGGTCTCAACCCACCAAGCGGTGGTCGAGGTCAGACGCGACAGGTTAGCCTGACCGCCATCAAGAAGGCCCATCGACTTCACGGGGTTGATGTCGTTGTTGCCCGTGCCGGTACGCAGAACGCTCTTGAGGAGCACTTCAGCTTGGAACACGTTCGACGGCGACACGACCAGCTTGGTCGGGTTCAAACGGATGCGCTTGCCGTTG